TACCGCTCGATCCTGAAGCTCGCGATCATACTTTCGTGGTGTCGACATGAGACTATCCTTCCGTGTTAGCACACATCTCCACCAGACCCCGGCCACTTCAAACTGTCCGGCCAGACGGCTGAGGCATATGACGTGCTCTACGACGCCATCACCACTGCGAGCGGGAAGGACGAATCATGACCGCCCCTGAAACCGACCCCAGCGCTGAGCCAGCCGAACCGACCGAGCCTGGTGAGCTGGTGGAGTCGGTTGGGACGGTGGTGGAGCATCCGATCACGGCGATCGTCTCTGACGCCACACCAACACCCGCCGCAGCCGTGCTGCCTGAGGAGCAGGAGTTGATGGCTCCGATCGTGGAAAGTCTGGATTTGACGATGCCGATCCTGGAAGTCCTGACCAGCCCGAACATCTAACCCGCGCCGCACGGCGCATCCATGTCTGCCTTCACCCGTGTCGGGTGGGGGCATTTTCTATGCCCACCCGCCCCTCGGAAGGAAACACTCCATGTCTTTGAACACTCTCTGGCACACCATCCAAGCCGGCATCGCCGGCCTCGGCGCGTGGCTCGCCGCCTACCTCGGAGGCTTGGACGGCCTCATCTACGCCCTGATCGTCTTCGTTGCCGCGGACTATGTGACCGGCGTCCTCGCCGCGATCAATGAACGCCGCGTCAGCTCAGCGGTCGGGTTTCGGGGCATCTCCCGCAAGATTCTCATCTTCACCCTGGTTGGTCTCGCGCACCTGATCGACACCCACGTCATCGGCACACCGGGCGTGCTACGGGCAGCGGTCATCTTCTTCTACCTGTCCAACGAAGGCATCTCCCTGATCGAAAACGCCACCCGCCTCGGCCTGCCGATCCCCGCCCAAATGCGAGACGCCCTCGACGCGATCGCCAACCGCGCCGACAAACGACCACCCCTCACCAACACCGACCCAGCTGAAACCCATACCGATAAGGAGCAGCGCTGATGAAGAACTGGAACACCCTCGAGGCCGACGTCGACCTCATCATGAACAAGCACTACACCGCCGGACGAGGCGGTCGGCGTATCGACAAGGTCATCATCCACCACAACGCCGGCAACCTCACGATCCGAGGCTGCTACGACGTGTGGCAGAACCGCCAGGCATCTGCCCACTACCAGGTCCAATCCGACGGGAAGATCGGCCAGCTCGTGTGGGACCGCGACACCGCCTGGCACGCCGGGAACTGGAACGCCAACACCACCAGCATCGGCATCGAACACGCCGACATCTCGTCCAGCCCATGGAAGGTTTCCGAGGCGTGCCTCGACAACGGAGCACACCTGGTCGCCGCGATCTGCCGCTACTACAAGATCGGCCGGCCGCAGTGGGGAAAGAACGTGTTCGGCCACAAGGACTTCTCCTCGACCGAATGCCCTGCGTCGCTGGCAGGGACCCAGCACGCCGAATATATGGCTCGTGCCCAGTACTGGTACGACCACATTACCGGCACCAACCCCGCCCCAGAACCTGCAAAGCCCGCGCCATCCGCACCGTCGGTCAACATTGATGCGCTGGCTGATGCGGTGATCCGTGGTGACTACGGCAACGGCGCGGAGCGTAAGCGTCGCCTCGGAGCGAACTATGCTGCCGTCCAGCGCCGGGTCAACGAGAAGCTCGCCGGCAAGAAACCCGCCGCGAAACCGTCAGGGCCGAACCTTGATGCGCTCGCTGAGGCGGTCATTCGCGGCGACTACGGCAACGGCGAGGAACGCAAACGTCGCCTTGCTGGCCTCTATGCCCAAGTCCAGAAGCGGGTGAATCAGAAGCTCGGCTACTAACCACTCCGCGCCATCTCCGTCTGAGAGTACGAATCCGGCCCCGTCACTGCCCGTCCTGGGTGGTGGCGGGGCTTTTCGTCGTCTCTGCGGCTTGTGCGCGTCCGGATTCGGCCGGTTTTGGGGGCGTATGGGTGAGCAGGCGTTCGCGGCCCGTCCGGTTTCCTGGCGGCTGGTGCCTGACAGATGAGACCGCCGAAGTCGGTGGTTCGGATGGAAGGGAGCCAACCGGTGACGGCAGTGACATCAACCCAGCAGGAGCAGATCACCGTGATGCGTCGAGCCGGGGTGACCTACGCGGCGATTGCCGCCCACCTGGAACTCAACGCCAACACCGTCAAAACGTGGTGCCGCGGCGCCCGTATCACCCCTGATCCGACCATCCCGCCAGTCGAGGACCCGCTCGGGGTGTGGTGCTTGAACTGCGGCACACCCATCACCGGTACCCGGCCGGCGAAGTTCTGCAATCAGCAGTGCCGCCGCACCTGGTGGCATGGCCGCCCCGAGAAGATCAACCGCCGCGCGTTCTACCAGTTCACCTGCCCGCACTGCGGTGCCGAGTTCAGCGCGTACGGCAACAAGCACCGCGTGTATTGCAGCCACGCCTGCTACATCCGTCACCGCTTCGGCACCAAAGGCGGACGCCCATGACACCGGCCCAACTGCACGCCGAGACGACCACCGCGCTCGCGCTCGCCCGACTCAACCACCTCACACAATCCGGCATCCTCACGCAGGCACAGTCGGCTCGTGTCGCCTCCCGGATCGCCGCCGCCACGGGTTCGGAAATCGGGGCGTTGAAAGCACAAATCTTGGTTGACTTCACGGCCGCTCAGAGTGATGTATAGACGTGCAAACGATACAAAACCCTTAGTCAGACAAGGAAAAGCTATGGCGAGGATGGAACGCATCACCGCGCCACCCCAAAGTGCGCGGGCCAAGAAGGTCGCGGCGTATGCCCGCATTTCGATGGAAACCGACCGGACCCCGAAATCATTGTCGGCACAGATTTCCCGCTACTCTGACCTGATCCAATCCACCCCCGGCTGGGAGTATGTGGGCGTTTACGCCGACTCGGGTATCTCAGGCACCACCACCAACCGTCCCCAATTCCAAGCCATGCTCGCCGCTGCCCGCTCCGGTCAGATTGACCTGATCTTGACCAAGTCGATCTCCCGGTTCGCCCGCAACACCGTCGACCTGCTGGAAACAATCCGGGCACTGAAAACCCTCGGCGTCGAGGTTCGCTTCGAAAAAGAGAACATATCCACGTTCTCCGCTGATGGGGAGCTGGTGCTCACCCTGCTCGCGTCCTTCGCGCAGGCCGAGTCGGAGCAGATCAGCCAGAACGTGAAATGGCGGGTGAGGAAAGGCTTCGAGCAAGGCAAAGCCAACGGCTTCCACCTCTACGGCTACGCAGACTCCCCGGATGCGACCGACGTCCAGATCGTTGAAGACGAAGCGGAGGTGGTGCGGTGGATCTTCGCCCACTACATGCTGCCCACCTCGTGCGAGGCCATGGCCGCACAGCTCATCACCGATGGCCGCGTCCCGCACCTTGCCGACAATCAAGCACCGGGAGAGTGGGTGCGCCACATCCTGAAAAATCCCTCCTACACCGGTGACCTGCTGCTTGGCCAGTGGTCGACCCCGGACTGCAAACCCGGCCGGGCGGTGCGCAACACCGGCGAGCACCCCATGTATCTGGTGGAAAACGCCATTCCCGCCATCATTGACCGTGACACCTTCACCGCTGTGCAGGCCGAGATCGCCCGCCGCCGCGACTTGGGGGCACGCGCCAATTGGGCAATCGAGACCGTGGCGATGACCTCGAAAATCAAGTGCGCCACCTGCGGCTGCTCCTTCGTCCGTAATCGTCGCAACCCTAAGACCCAAAACCAGATCACCACCGAGCATTGGATCTGCACCGAACGCAAGAAAAGACGTGCCACCAGTTGCGGCACCAGCGAAATCTCCGACACCGCCCTCAAAACCTTCATCGCCAGCGTGTTGGGTATCGACGAGTTCGATGACGATGTGTTCACTGCTCGCATCGACCACATCGACGTGACCGGGAAAGACCACTACACGTTCCACTACACCGACGGCACCACCAGCGCCCATACGTGGCGGCCGAACCTGAAGCGATCCTCGTGGACCCCGGCGAAGAAAGCAGCCTGGGCAGAACTCGTCAAAGCTCGCTGGGACAACGCTCGCAAACTCGGCATCGACGGCCGCAGCGCACCAGCACCTCCGGAAGCCCTCGCGAAATACCGGGCGGTGGCGAAAGCCGAAGCCGAACGGCTGCGCGCCGAGCGGGGTGAGCGCTAAATGACGCGCACCATCACCGCGATCCCGGCTACCAAACGCCGCTACACCGGCCAAGCTCTCGACCAGCCTGCGATCCGTAAAGTCGCAGGCTACGCCCGCGTCTCCACCGATCACGAGGACCAGGTCACCTCGTATGAGGCGCAGGTCGACTACTACACCCGCTACATCACCGACCATGCCGGATGGCAGCTCGCCGGTATCTACACCGACGAAGGCATCACCGGCACCTCCACCAAACACCGCGCCGGATTCCAGAACATGGTTGCCGACGCCTTGGCCGGGAAGATCGATCTGATCATCACCAAGAGCGTGTCCAGGTTCGCCCGCAACACCGTCGACTCCCTGACCACCGTGCGCACGCTGAAGGACGCCGGGGTGGAGGTGTTCTTCGAAAAGGAGAACATCTGGACCTTCGACGCCAAAGGTGAACTGCTGATCACCATCATGTCCAGCCTCGCGCAGGAAGAAGCCCGCTCCATCTCCGAAAACGTCACGTGGGGGCACAGGAAACGGTTCGCGGATGGGAAAGTCACCATCCCGTACGGACGGTTCCTCGGCTACGACAAAGGCCCCGACGGCAACCTCGTCATCAACCAAGCCCAAGCCGTCACCGTCCGCTACATCTACTCCCTCTACCTCGACGGTCAGTCCCTGACCTGCATTGCCCGCACCCTCCAGAAAGAGGGCTACCAGACCGCGACAGGGAATAAACACTGGTCTGCGTCCCAGGTGCGCAACATCCTCACCAACGAGAAATACAAGGGCGACGCGCTACTCCAGAAGTCCTACATCACCGACTTCCTCACCAAGAAGCAGGTCAAGAACGAAGGCGAAGTGCCCCAGTACTACGTCACCGGCAACCACGAGCCGATCATCACCCCAGCCGTGTGGGACTTCGTCCAAGCAGAACTCGCCGCCCCCGCCACCGGCCGACGCTCCTCCTCCCGGCAACGCACCTTCTCCGGCAAAATCAGGTGCCCCCAGTGCGGGGCCTGGTACGGGTCGAAAACCTGGCATGCCGGCACCAAATACGAAAAACGCATCTGGCGGTGCAACCACAAATACGCAGGTGGAACCCCGTGTGCGACGCCCCACGTCAGCGACGAACAAATCACCGCCGCGTTCCTCGACGCCGTCCACCACCTCCTCGCCAGCCGGGACCAGGTCGACGAGCTGGTCGACAAGGCCGTACGAGCCGAACTGGACACCACCGACCTTCATATCGAAGCCGACCAACTCTTCGCCCGCGTCGGTGCAGCCGCCGAGACGATCGACGCGCTGATAGCCCGCAACGCCCACGTCGCCCAAGACCAGTCCGAATACCAGCGCCGCTTCGACAAACTCACCGACGAGCACGCCACCCTCCTAGAGAAGTACCACCGGCTCCTCGACCAGATCAGCGACCTCGACAACCGGCAAGCCGCCTACCACCACTACCGGGAAGAACTTGACAAACTCGACGCTGACCACATCGAGTTCACCCCATCTCTGTGGCACACCCTCGTCGACCACGCTGAAATAGGTACCGACGGCACCATTACGTTCACGTTCAGGGACGGAAGGTCGCAGGCGATCTCACTCAACAAGTGACCGTCTCAGCAATAGCTGCGACATCGTGTACAGGGTCTTGGGCGCCGGGGTACACGGTGATTTCCCGGTAGTTCGGGTGTGCGATGTTCAGCGAAGGGAGTGGGGCTTCACGGAGTCGAACAACAAGGAGCCCGTCTGCTAGGAGATCTAAGCTCTTGACGCGATCAACGTCCGCCTTGTCGCGATGCCAGTACGAGCCGTCATATTCGATGGCGAGCTGTTTCCCAGATGGAAGATCCACGCAAATATCAACAGTCCAGGAGGAGTGAGTCTGGAACTTTGCGGAATGAATGCGGGAACCAGATTTCGCGTTTCCCCAGTGCGCAAGGGCTGCTGAATAGTACTCGGTCTCGATCCGTGATTTTCCTGTTTCGATGCACTCCGGGCATTGCGACCCATTGACTCGCGCTGCTGGCATGGCTCGCCACACATGAGCCGGATCGTTTTTGCATACCCAAAGGGGTGGCTCAGCCAGTTGCGAGGTGTTCGGACGGATCTCCCACGGCGAGAGCGGATTGTCTGGCGACCATTCCTCGGCAACCTCTGGATAGTGGTATGCCAGCGAATCAAGGATTGTATGGCACACAGGGCAGCGCCACCGCTCATATTTATCGCGTTCTCGGGGAGTGGCTTGGAGCTCATGTCCGCAGACAGGGTCACGCCACCAGACCATGCGACGGGACTCGGGAGAGATCTCTACAAGGCGCAGCTTGCCATTCTTGGTGGGATGCCACTGGCTGCTGATTTCCGGTGTCAACCTGCTCGCGGAGGGATCAGCTGCCGCAGCATCCGCATTTGCTTTCCTGGTCTTAATTGCCTTGCAAGCAGAACAGCCCCCAAACAGATAGCTGAGAGGTTGACGCGTGTTTCGGTGACCAGCAGGACACCGGAATCTATAACCCGAACCCCAGTGGTTCTCGTCAACTCGGACATTCTCGGGAGGCAGGTCGTCGTCCCAAGCGGCCAACAGCTCGGGTACATCGGCGATAGTCTTACCTGCAAAAGAAGCTCTTTTCTCTTCCCAGGCTACCCGTCGAATCTCCTGACATTCAGGGCAGGAGAAATAGTCATTCGTGACATCTAGGATGCGAGCCTTGAAAGAGTGCCCCTCAGGGCAAAACCACCAAGCTTCGCGGTGCGCTTTTAATGTAGCCGCATCCCAGAGGGATTCCGCATTGCGGTCGTGATCCCACCAGTCGACAGCTCGGTTGCTGGAGTTCTTGAGGAGGTTAGCGCCTCGGACCTTCTTGGTTCCTGCAGTTGCAGACTTCGGGTTCCGTCGACAGGGACAACCCCAACCAATATCCCCATTGCGTTGCGCCTCGATCCTGCCGCAGAAATTGCAGCGCGTGGCGTGAGGATCATCCTCCAAGCTGGGATTCGTCAGTGGCCCCAGATATGTGTAGCCATGAGCCTCGGCGTTCTTCTTGACGGTAGATATATCCACGGGCTGATCGGAACAGCCCGACATGGCGTGGGCTCCCTTCGCCCACGCACGCCAGTAACAAGCTCGGCAAACAAGTTCACCGGCTTGCAACCGGTCAAGAACATATTCGAAGCGGTAGTGCCCCTCAAACCCGCAACGTGTACAGCGAGTCAGCAAGTAGGCAGATGGCTTGGTGAACTCTACAAGCAAGGTAAGGCCACCCTGAGAGTAAAGCTGGCGAAGATGATCGAGACACCACGTCGGCCGCGTGCGGGTCGTAAATTCTCCTGGTTGGCCACACCCTTCCACGCAGCAGATTTTCATCCCAAGTGCCCCATTCTTTCTATGAATCGAAAACGTTCTATTTGAACCCCTCACGCGGCGAGCGTGACTGTACCGCCATTTTGTATCCATACTGGCCGAAAAGTTTCGTGTCAGCACACTCACCCAGAAAGGCATCATGACAAGAGCCGTGAGAATGAGACGAACGGTGCGCCCCGAGCGCCTGATCGCATAGGCGTATGGATAGCCCAGCAGCAGACACAGCGAAGTGGTTAGCAAAGCGATACGAATCGTATTGCCAAACACCTTGCGTATGGCCTCGGAAGTGAGCACATCCTGGTATGTTCCTACGCCCTCAGCTAGCGATTCGGCGGCCATCAGTGCAAGCGGCCCGATGAAGCACAGCAGCAAGAGGGCCAGTGCTGGGACAAGCAGGCCAAGTGTATTCAGCTTATTCGCGGTCTTAGCTGATTTGCCCAGCCTTGACCGCGGAGGTTTTCCTCCTTTAACGGTCAAGGCACTAGTTGGCGCAGTTTTTACCACAGACATGGTTTTACTCCGTCATCCAAGCGTTCCACCGCTCCGCAATATCGATGTAGTTATCAGACCACCACTCATCGTCCACCGCGATCTGGCCTTCAAGATGGTTGGTTGGACGGCGAGGATTATCCTCAAGGTCCGGTGATTCAAGTGCCTCGGTCGTTGTGGGTCCAAACACGATGTTGTTGGACCAATCCACCTGCTTCTCGGGCTCAGTTATACATTCAATGAACTCATTCGCCAGTTCCGCGTTCGGTGCACCCTTGGGTATGATCCAGTAATCATCTGTTTGGATCCACTTATCAAAGAGAACCTCGAATGGGGCACCGTCGATTTCGATGGCATCATCTGCACGGTTCAGCCATACCAATGCAGCGCTCACCTCACCGCTAGCGATAAGGTTTTGAGAGGATGCTCCGGTATCCCAAAACACTAGGTCTTCCTTGATCGTATCCAGCTTGTCAAAAGCGCGGTCCAGATCAAGAGGGTACAGATCCTCAGGTGCAACACCATCGGCTAACAGAGCCATCTCGAGGAGTCCAGCAAACAGGTTTCGTGGGACACCTCGCTTCCCAGGGAACGTATCCGTATCGAAAAATGCCTCTGTCGAATCGAAATTGGAACCAAAGGTCTCTTGGTTGTATGTGATCACCGTGGCCTGAACATCCGAGCCAACCCGGTACTCCTGAGCGTAATCCCCCGTGAACTTCGAGGCGTCCACAACATCGTAATCGATCGGCTCCAGCTCCTCAGGATTGGTGCCGAAATCATTTTGCACATTGACGATGCTCCAAGGAACATTTCCTGAGTTTATTGCGGTCCTAATCTTCGAGTAGTCGAGTGGTTCATCAACCACGAATTCGACATCTAGTTCCTCCGAACAGGTTGTGTAAAGCGCACGGATATTGTTTGCCTCATATCCGTTGCCCGTTGGGCCTCCCCAGTCAAAAATAGTGATCGAATTCGATGAGCTTCCAGAAGACGAGCCGGAGCTGTTACCAGAACCGCAGCTGGCAAGCATAAGCGCTGCGAAAGATGCGATGGCTACGCGAGCGATCCGGTGGTTGTTGCGTGTCATTTTGACCTCCAGTGATGGAACGAACGAGGCTTGGTGATGCAAAATGCGGCTTAATACCGCGGATTATCCTTTCCTTGCTACGTCAATTAGAGGCTTGACGCATTTGCGCTGATCGAGATCGGAATAGGCCGTTGGTACGGCGTCTAGGGGGTAGCGCGACGTGAACACAGCGCCAGGGTTGAGATTGCCAGCAAAAACTTCGGACAGCAGTCCCGGAATGAGTGCACGGGCGGGGCACACGCCTCCGGCGATCCCGAGATTCTTGGCGAACATCGTTGCCGGGTCAATCGCGACTCCGTGCGGAAGTCCTACATAGCCCACCGTTGTTCCGGCCGCGGCAACACTCAAGGCAGTCAAGAAGGACTGCTCGCTTCCCACACACTCAACCGTGGCATCCGAGCCCAGACCATCAGTAAGGTCCCGAACCTGCTCAACAGCTTCGTCTCCTCGGACGTTCAGAACAGCCTCAACGCCAAGGTTGGCTACAAGATCGCGGCGGACCGGATGGGTACTTCCTAAAACGATCACGCGTCCAGCGCCCATCCATTGCGCCGCCATGACAGCAGAGATCGCGACCGCGCCATCCCCAATCACGGTCACCGTATCTCCCGGGCAGACTTGAGCACTGCGAGCCCCGTGTAGGCCCGTCACCATGACATCTGTCAGGGCAACAAGACTTGGAATCAGGGAATCATCGGGGCGTTCGC